ATTATAAGTGGTCGATGATTCTGCTCTAAATGTAAATGTTGTGCGTGGATAGCTAGTGTAGTTAGAAGAAAATTCAGAATCAGTTGACTTCTTGAATGCTACTTCAGTTGCGACAATCTTATCATCGTCATCGTTAGTCCAAGACGCTTTGACATAGATTTCTTTAGCGGTAGTGTTCTTGCTGGCTTCTGTCAAGGTCAGACCAGTCGGTGTGCCAACAGTATTATCACCAGCACTCGGAGCAGATGGTAGGGTTGGGTCAGCCACATAAGTAATGTTGTCAAAGACAGTGGTTGAGTATTCTTTTAAATTAAGGCGTAGAGCCAAATAGTTGTCACCGACAAACTCAAAGCCCATTGCCACTATTTCAAAATCTTTACCGCTATAACCTAGTCTATCGTTAGTGAAATTAATAATGTCACCAACTTGGTGCGTCATAAATTCTAGTGGCACGATAGCAGACAAGGTTTGATCTTGTCTTTGATAATCTAGTGAGATACGAGCCAAGCGTTGAGCAGTGAAGGTTGATTGTGTGTATGGGAAGGATAAGTCCATATAGTTTTCATAATCGGCTGACTGTTCACCTGATGGGGTGTCTGCGGTTAAATAGGTGCTATCTTGGTAAGGTGTGATCTCAGCAGCAATGTAGTTGTCGCTTGGTCTGACATAAGTAGCCTTAACACCATTAGCCAAATCTTGACCTGATGCTTTAGTAGTAATACTAATAGGTGCTAATAATTTATCATCGGTGATTGTGCCAGACGCAGTGCGTTCTTTACCAACAAACAATGAGAACTTACCATTGTTGTACAATAATTGACCAGCACAAGCTGACAACATATGTTGCAAGACTTGTTGCGGTTCTTCGGTAGAATCAAATTGACCATTGAGTGTGTAGCGACTTTCTGTCCCGCCAGTAATAGACACACTGTCATTACAATCGCTTCTGGCTTTGACAAATCCAGCACCAGTGGTAGCGTCATTAATCTCACTACTTACAGCACCAAAGCCATAAGTTGAATCCATAAGATAGTCTCTAATGATTAAAGCGGGGTTTGTTGAATACGCAGTAGTTGTGGTTACTGGGTCATAAACCTTTTTACCTTCAACTTCAAAACTAAAGTTAGGATAAGATGCGAACTTTTCAGCATCGTAGATACAATTTATGTAAACATAAGCTATGCCTTGTAATTTATGATCGGTTGTCCAATTAGCACCGATCTGATTGACAGCATAACCATTAGATGTGGTTTGATCGCCTTTTTCAAATGTGAGCTTAATTAAGCTACCGCCAGTGTAGGCTTCTGGATTGTCGGTATTGGTGAACGCAGTGTTGGTCACACGATAGACTGTTTCACCATTTTCTGTTGCAGTGGTAAAGTCTGATGACAGGTCTAGTTCGACTAAACCCTTACCACCATCAATATATAGTTTTTTTAGATCATTGATCTCATGTCCAGCCAGAGCTATGACATTGTGTAATTTAGTGTTGCTATTGCCAGAGACAGCACGATAAACAATAGTACCGCCTACTCTGTTCTTACCATAAAGAATATTTCTCGGTGCTATCGAATTAACACCAGCTTGTTTAATGCCTAAGTTTTTACCACTAGTATTATTAGCACCTTTTGCAGTGATAGCATTTAAACCAATTAACCCTGTGTAAATAGCAAATTGTTTTAGAAAGTAATTTTTAAACCCTTCTTTAACTGCACCAGTCAATACACCCATACCAGTTGATATGGCTGCTACTGTTAAAGCTGCTTTGATTATATCTTTTAACATTATTTAGTATTGTGGGAAACCCCCTCCTCTTTCATCACCCGTACCAGTACCATCACCGCCAGTACCAGCAGAATTAGTACCACCCCAATTAAGGCGTTGTTCTTGTATCTTAGGGACAAATTCAAGTCCCTTGTCTCCTGAGTACAAAAACTCTTGTGTCTCAGGCGTAAAGTAGAGATTCTTCGGTCTAGTTAAATCGATAAGTTTGTTTTCTGCTGATATGACAACACTAAAAGCATCACCATCATTGACAGTTAAAGTGTCCATACGACCTTTAAACAAGATCATGCTGTTTATTTCTTCTGTTGTGCCAGCATGAAAGAAAAACATTTTAAGTGTGATTGGTCGGTTTTGATAATCTTCAGTAGTGGCATAAGAGACAATATCTGAATTAAGTCCTGATATGCTAATAGTTAAATTAGTGGATGCTAGTTCGTTGGTTTCTTCTATGTTTGAGATAGTTAAGAGTTCACCAGCACCAGTGTAAGTTTTGCTGCCACTAGTAAAGTCGCCTATACCTGTCCACAAATTAAGCTCACCTGAATCAAACTCTAAATCTACCGCATAAGCGATGTTTTGATTGTCATTGGACAATCTATTAGCTATGTCTGAATTAAGGTCTCTACTAGCCATTAATCACCTCAACTGCTGTAAATGAAAGTCCATAGATAGATGCTTCATTAACAGACCATGAGGTTTGATTGGAAGCTAATCTAAACTGACCTTTAGGACTTGCGAATTTGACATAGTGACCTGCGGTTATGTCTTTTCTTAATTTAGGCTCAATACGCACACCATAGTCTAAGGGTGAGCCTGAACCTCTGCTAGTAGCATCTTCTACCGCCATCACATATTGTACTGGATTAGATGTAGTTGAAGCTGCGTCATGGATAGCTAAATAATCACCCTTATCAATTAAGCCTGTTGCTGATGATACTGCTGTCAATGCTAAACCAGTTGCACCTTTAATGTTCTGTTGTACCTTGCAATTTGCTGTTGATGTTTCGTCTACTAAATCACGATCAACAACTACAGCAGTGTTTGATGTTTTGGTCGCTATTCTAAAAGTGCCATTGTTATCTTCATTGGTTGCACCAGACACAACAATGAAGTCACCAACAAAAGTATTGGTAAATACAGAAGTTGCAGCACTTATGGTTTTGGTAGATGCAGTAAATGATAATGTTTCACTAGTATCTGACACTCTGTTTTCTGTTGCTAAGAAGTTACCGCTATAGTTACCACTATTGGTCGTGTGCGATGGGTCGCCCAGCAAGAAAGTATTTTTAACGCCTTGTAATCTAGTTAAGAATGTGACCCACTCAACAGCATCGTTCCTTTTCATAGGCGGTAGATTAAGTTCAGCAGTCCAATAAACCGCATCGTATTCTTGTGTTCTTTGTCTGTTAGTAAATGCAGAACGAGCAGCAGCTATGTTTCTGTTTAAAGTAAATCTAACTGTTGCGAAATTTGGTGTTGTTGGAATATCTATAATCATCTCATACCTCTTCTAAAATTACCCCCACGATTCATGGCTTCTACAACTGCTGCTTTAGATGTCTCAGCTATGTCTGGTAGTAATTGCAAGACTTCATTCTTAACAGTGTCTTGTACACCTGTCGCAAAATTGACTGATTGGTTAATGACTATAGCACCAGCTCCACCACCCTTTGTATGGTCTATAACTGTTTCATTAGGATGCAAGATAGCTGGGAAACCACCACGACCATCTACCCCACCTGATCTACTACCATAGCCAGTGAAACCTCCACCTTCAAAAATTGGACGAGGATTAGTACCGAATACTTTAACATCTTCGTCATTATCTACACTTGCAGGATTGAAGAAATTAAACAATGGTGCAATGATTTGTTGTCTGATAGCTAATCTTATTAAATCTGAAATAATAGAATCTACTAAATCACTAAAACTACTCTTACCAGTTTTAACAAAATCTACTAGTGTATCTTCAGCCTTTTTGAAAGCGTTAACTGTGTTAGTTTCTATTAATTTATTGGTATCTTCAAGTTCAGCACGATACATAGTAAATGCACCTGTCGCATCTTCTATGTTGTTATTAGCGTCTTTTAATGCAGCTCCAATACCAAACAGTTCTTCTACTAGCTTTTTCGTTTCATCGTCTAATGGCAATAGTGCATTTTCTAAAAATTCTTCAACTTTTTTAATGTAAGCATCTAAAGCGTCTGTTGCGTTAGCATTTTCTTCATTAAATCTTCTTGTTTCTGCTGTTACATCAATAAAACCATTTTCAAGGATTTTGTTATAATTGGTTGCGTATTCGGCAGCAGCAGACCAATTACCGACAAGGGCATTAGCTGAAAAGCTAGCAGCATTTCCTACTAATGAAAAAGCAGTGCCTATGTTAGATAATTGCATACTTAAGGTATTAAAATAAGAACGAGTTGCACCGATACCTTTGATGAATTCGTTAAGTACCTTAAGACCTGTGACAAATCCTGCTAATAAATTATCCCTAATTTCTTCAGCGAAGCCCTTAACACCATCCTCACCCTCGCCAAATTTTTTATTGGTAATCACAAACATTGCTGCTAATTTTTGGAAGATAGGTAGAAAGGCGATGGATAATTCAGCAACTAAAATTTTGAATTGTCTTGTCAAAACGAACAATGTGTCATTAAACAATTCTGATTTCTTAATGCTCTCATTATCTAAGATTAGTCCAAATTCTTTAGATTTTTCGATAAACTCGCCTAAACTCATGCCAAGCGAATCAATCGCACCAAGTAGCTTAATACCTTGTCGTCCAAATAAGTTTGCTGCTACTGTAGCTTTGCCTGATTGTGACGCAAGTTCACCAATAGCTTCTGTAACTTCTACTAGAAGTACGTCCATTGATTTTGTCACACCATTCACATCTTCTATTTCAACACCCAAGTTATCGAAAATATCGGTCATAGTTTTCAGACCTCTTTGAGCATCACCAACTGATCGTGTGAATTTTTCTAGAGCAGTATTTGCTCCATCGGTAGTACCCCCTGCGAGAACAGCAGCTATTTGAAATGCTTGGATAGCGTCAGTAGCTATACCTGTTCTGGTGGATACTTTACCGATAGCATCAGCGAAATCAAATGACTTTTTAGCGACAACAGCTAAAGTAGTAGCAACAGCAGCAAAAGCTATGGCTGTCCCACCAATAACTTTAGTAACACCAACAGCAGCGTTCTTAACACCGCCTAAACCTTTTTTAACAGAACTAAATGCTTTTTTAGTTTTATCTAAAGCTGTTAATTCAATTTTGTATTTCTGGTTAGCCATTGTTAGTTCTTTCTTGTTTTATTCTAAAGTAAGCTGACCACAATTGGAATTCCTCAATAGACATCTGCTGAACCTCATCTAAGGTTTTGCTCAACAATTCGGCTAATTGGAGTTGATTAAAGAGTAAATTATTATCTTCTAATTTTTTTTTACTTCTTCTTCTGGCTGTTCTGCCATGATTTCGTTAGAGACACGAATAAGCACATTACGATCTACTTTATTTAGTAATGTGTTTTTGTCTTCTAATGTAAAGATTTTATCGCCATTTTCATCAAGGGCTTTGTAGATTAAGACATAAGCGAGCATTGCCATGTCATCTTCTTTTGCCATGCGGAATAGCTTGGATGTTTCCTGTAGGGTGAGTGGTTTAGAATATATGAGAAGAGGTTGTCCATCCTCACCCCACTCAGGAACACTGATTTTTTTGATGTCTAAGCTATCAAAATGAGCTTTTGCTCGTTCTATTGCTTTCAAATTATGCAGTTCCGATAGTTAATGCACCAGTACCTTGTACTGTGAATGATCTTTCTACTAAGCCATCGTATGATTGTGATTGGCTAATGCCTGTCACAATCCCTGTGCCTGATAATTGATAATCACCAGTATCATCGCTTTCTGGTTGGAATAAGAAAGCTAATTCAGCACCGATAGTCATAGCTGTTTGTGCTGTATCAGTATCATCAAATAAAGCGTCAATAGACGCTGTAAATGATGTTAGTGATGATTTATAAGTTCTAGCAGTATCACCCATCTTAGTATCTTCGATAGTGTCTGCTGTCTGCTCTACTGAGAACGATCTAATTTCAGCGATAGCGTTGCCACCTGCTTTAACTACTCCGTCTGATCCTTTAAATGTTGCCATAATATTATTCTAAAGTTCCTTCTGTATGATGATAAGCGATTTCAAAAGTCATTACAACAATTCCAAGCGGATTATCACCATCTCCATTGTAATTTATCTCTGTACTAATTAAGAAACTATCTTTAGCTAAATTATTAATTAATCTATCTGTGTAAAGTGCTTCTTCTACTTCTTTGCAGATAGTGTCAATCGTATCATCGTAATTTGTGTTGGCTTTAACATACGCTTCTACCACTAATTGCAAAACCTTTTCTATGCTTCTTGGTGGATTCATAGCCAATGGCTCTGATGATTCTTCTCTGGTGTAAATTAATAAACAAGGAAGTTTGGTATTTTCTATGGGGTAAACCCTAGATTGAAATACATTAGAGCCAGTTGTAGTCAAACCTGTAAGTGTAGTTGCTACTCGTTCTCTAATTTGTTGTCTGTAATGAGCCATAACTTATTGTAGCCTATTTGCCTTGACCTCTGTATTTTTTGTAGCTTCTTCTTTTGTGTTTATTTAAAGTCGAACTACCAAAGTTTCTACGACCTTGCGATGTTTTTTTACCATTGACCCCTGCTGTGGGTTCATGCCCTTTACTAAACTGAAGTTTAGTTTTCTTAGGCATTAGTCGTCTTTAGACTGAGAAGCACCGAAATAGAATGAGATAACTGCTGATGCCAGTCCACCTAAATAACCAAGCACAAGATTTATCAGGGCTTCTGAGTTCTGTTCTGGTGGTTGTAATGTAACTAAGAATATGTAGCCCATAAAGCCAGATAGTGTCAGTATGCCCATTAGTTTTGTAGTCCAGTCTTTTGAGAAAGCAGACCTAGCGTTCTGTTTATCTTCAGTTTCTAATCTGAAGACATCTACTTCAAGTTCTTTCATCTTAACTTCAAACTCGTTATCAGCTTCTTTCAGCTTTAACATTTCGTCTGGGGTTGCTTGTCTTACAGCTTTTTCTACTGCTTGTTGATTATTGGGTACACCAAGTTTGTCGGCTATCATGCTGATAGCTGCTCCACCAAGAGGTGAACCAAGAGCAGAGCCTAAAGCTGGTGCTACTGTACTAACTAAATTTTTAAGTTTATCAATCATCTGTATATCCTTCCATTTCAAAATCTATACTATTGTCAATGGTAGCTAACATTTCTCTTGGTATATAAATATCAAGTTTAATTAGTTTATCGCCACTAACAACACTATCTAAATATAGCACAAATAATTGCTCATAATCACTTCGTGCTATCCAGTGCCGATCTCTAAGACTTCTCTGCTTGCAGTCGTATTGCCATGCTTCGTCTAATTGTGCTTCACTATATAGAATCATTAGTCTTGCAATATTAAAACTGTCACTCCTGTACCATCTGGTTGTATATTGACAATATTGTAAGTCACGCTATCAATAGTAATGGTGTCTGCTGTGTCAACACCTGTAACATCTGAGCTACGACAAGTCACGACTGGT